ATCTGTTGATGTCAGCCGGTGATGGAACAGCAAAACCGCAGGATGATGACATCGTACGTTCTAAAACCATCGCCAAAGTGACGAGCACTACTGTCTCAACAACTTATTCCGATGGCAGCTATTGCGTGCCGTGTGTTCTCATGGCTTGTTAAGTATTTATTTAAAACCATGGTTTTTAAAATCCTAATTACCGTCCTTGCCTTGGCACCCAACGCCTTGATTGGTTACGTTTACTTCAATCGTGATGCAATCATTCAGCAACAGAAAGACGCTCTAATGAAAACATTGAGTGGTCAAATGACTGAACAACTCAGCAAACAAACCAAAGCTCTTACAGGCAACATGGACTCTTTGTTTACTGATAAAATCAAACCAGAAATGGACACCCAACATCAAGGACAACTTGATGCGCTGCCCAAGGAAACCGGCCCTGCGATTCCTTTCACAACACCGTGATCAATATTCCGGACATTGGGATACGATCCATACGGATTGTGCAAATTCCTGATGTCCACTCTTGGACACAAATTGCACCGTTAAATATTCCTCATGCACCACCAGTAACTCTAGAGATCGGCCTACCGATTATCAATATACCTGGTTGTGTTGAAGCACATGAACAGAACAATAAGTCATCCACGATCTTTAAAGATGACAGCAACGGTGTAAAAGTATTTTGTGATGCAGGAGTACCTTCATACAATCCAATCGACTACAACCCAGAGCAATTAATATACACAACCATCCCTGGCGTCCCCAATACACCAACATCTCCTCCTACCGAAACACCTGCGGTCCCTAGCCAACTACCTAGTCCTGGAGCGGGTTTTAAGCCCCCTGCACCCAGTAACGACGAAGAGGAATGCACGGAAAACTGCGAGGAGCAACCAAAAAAAGTTGAAGAAATTAAGCCGAAAGAAAAGTTAGAACTTACCGATTATTTACCTGACTTACCTACAACAACTACTACAGCAGCTATTGCGATTGTTGCGACTTCCTCTGCTCTATTAGCAAAGCCGCTTGCCGACTTGCTTCTAAAACTGATAAAGCCGACTGTGAAGAAGGCCCAGAAGAAATTGCTTGACGCACTTGGGAAGAAGACGAAGACTGAATCGGTGCGTGAACGTGTTCTTGCTCAACGTGATCGGAACCGTGCGATTCTTGCTTTACGGCGGGCTCTGAAGAAATAGGAATTGAATGTGTATGCTGTGGAAGATGTCCTGGTGGATTAACCAGGATTACATCCTCACACACCTTGAAATACCGTGATTTGGGATGAAACATAATACCTTCCTTCATTAAATTTCCACAATGTTTTAATCTTCCGATCTCAAAATCTAATCTTTTTGTAGCCAATATTTGTTGCTGTATTGCAGTCTGAGTATCCACTGCTGTCTTACAACGCTCCTGTAATCCACCATCCAAAGGAATAGATAGCGTGGCAGACAGGCCAAAATTAACGTTATTCGAATTCTTTTGCCCAGTGCGCACAGGGACTTGGTACAAAACATCTCCCGGATTTAGCAGATTTCCATCATCATCTGCCCGCATGTCATACACATTATCCATATAGTGTGATTCATATGGAACTTGCCAAGAACTACCTGCTGTTACAAAGGGAGTAACGTTCAGCGTTGGTCCCTGGCAGCTGATTCCATTTGAATAAGTGTTGGTGATGTAGGGTCCTTGTAAAACCTGGATTGCCTGGTTTGTAACTGAACCGCTACTGTTAGCAATAGGATTAGCAGTTGCACTAACACCACCGACAGTATTGCTGTAAGCCGGAGAAGAAAATAAGGTGGCACAACCTATTGCGTAAAGATAGACGTGGTTTCTGTGACGCTTTGAATCTCGGTGGTTCTTTCGATCACCGTGTGGTTCGATAGACCTGCACCTTGGTAGGTCTCTGTGAACGTGAAAGCGCCACCAGGTGTTTGCAACGACCAGTTGGGCTTGTTTTGTAAATCCAAACCAGTCCATGTGCTAGTGACTCCGTTCACCGTATTGCTGTTTCCAGTAACAGCCCTTGGTGAAATACTAGCTCCTGAATGTTTAATATTGGTACCAGTCACAGAATACTGAAAACCCGTGTTGTAGTCCATTGAGTTAATAACTTCAGAAACTTTTGTCGTTGTTTCTGTCCTGGACGTCATCGACCCCTGCTGGAAGTTGGGAACCACCGGAACGCTATACGCTGACTGAAATAATCCATGAAGAATCCCCAGGATTAAACCTAGTCCGATACCTTCTTGTAATCGTGTCATTTATCGCACAGTCACTTCGGTCACAAATTGACCGATCGCAGTTGTACCTGCGCCACCAGGATTGATCGTAGTAATACCAGCCGAATTGATTACGCCACTTAGGGTACCAGCCACACCGCCTGCAGTGGTAGTCACCGTTCCGTAAGCAGGTAAATTAGACACAGTGCCAGTGGAAACAGAGACACCTGTAGGAATAGCATCACCATAGGTAAACGACTCAGACAGGCTGAAAGCAGATCCTGAGGTAGAAATTCCATAGCTACCAGCTCTTAAAGTTGCGGCGGCGGTAACACTTGCGGGTGCGGTCAAGCCACCCATGGTCGAAACACTTGCGTTATTTCCTGCAACAGAATAAGTACTACCAATGCGCGTTGCTTGTGTAGCAGCAGCATCAACAGTGAGCTGCACCGATGAACTCATTCGATGGATAATATCCGCTTGTGCAGCGCCAGGAGCCAAACTTAATACTGCAGCTGTAGCCAAGATAGTTTGGGTTTTCATTACTTATAGGTTACTTATACCCCAAGTTTACCATTGGGTAAAATTAGGATTGGGGATTATATCTAACAATGAAACTAGGACCTAACCCAAAAGAATTGACTGAATACTTAGGTAGTTTAGTTCCAGTAGGTGTCCTCACTTGGGCTTTGGCAGTTTTGACTGCAAGCTACCTTGGCATTGCGACCAAGATCGATGCAGCTTTTATTTCGTCTTTGGTAACAAGTGTTCTTGCTGTGTACGGCATCTCTAAAAAAGATGACAGTAAAAAAGGCACTACAATAAAGAAAGTTACCCCAACCGAAGGCAAGGGTAAAGAAACGTCTCCAGACCAGAAATTCACTGCTCCAAAGATCCCATCGCCGGATACCGGAAATGAAAAACAAAGCTAGAGACAAACAAATTAAGGTGAATGTTTGTTGGGAAACAGCAGACGAACGCAAGTGCCACACGTTTAATAAGGACGAAGCCTATGCATTAAAAACCGCCATCGAAAATGACGGCGGCACAGTGTGGTGGTTTAGCCCTGTCGAGTGATCACTCTTTAGGGAATAAGCCGTTCTTGATAAATAACACGGCTTGGTCGTCGATGGTGTTGTCCGTACTTTCCGCCAGCTTGGTGAGAAGATCTACGATCAGCTTCTTGACTTGTGCGGAGTTTAGAAAAGCAAACAGGACGGGACGAATTAAAGCAATCATTTTGTTACCGGTATAGTCTCACTTATTCTACGTATATAGGACGATAAATAAGAATAGATTTTGAAGAGTCAATAGCACTGACCTCCAAATCTTCATGTTTAGCAAACCATTTCTTCCAAACTCGATACTGTTTATCAGCCGCAGTTGATTCACAGCAGATAAGAATGGCATCCCCTGGGGGAATTTCGGTCATCCATTTACGAACCAGGCGGATAGCAATAGCTTGCGTCTTATTGCAATCCTTACCTGTCAAATTCGTATTCAGGCGTAATACGGATCTCCTCCTGTTCTTTTTGTTCAGCCAATCGTTGATCTGACGATGTGACTTGCCGATTGCCATGCTGGCAAGCCAGACGCACCTTCCCTGCGTAAAAGTCCACGGGAGCAAGCGCACCTTCAAGATCTGGTTCTGGGCTAAAAAAGTCGTCGAAATCTTCCTGGTCCGTCGTATACGCCCAGGTTTCTTCTTCACTTGCCATCAAACGTCGTAAACTTTACACATTGGAGCAGAAGGATTGTGCTCGCAGTAACACTCTACACAAGTTACTTCGCCTCTATCACATGGACAAGAAGACTTTTTACCGAAGAGATTCTTAAACGTTTTAAAGACTTTTTTCATGGTCTTGTTGCAAGTGGTACAAGAACTTGAGGGAAGGGGTTGTCGGGTGTGTGTTCCCGATCCCAGGCAGTTTGCCATTCCGACAAGGAGTGTTCGTGTTCAGTCGCCCCAGTAAAGTCTGGGCCTAAGTCACATTGTATTGCACTTACTTCAACCGTGTCTTCATAAAGAATCCTGGAAAAATCCTCAAGCAGAAGTAACGGAATCGGATCCGCAATCTCGATAACTATACCAACAGCATAATCAATTAATTCATTACGTGTATTTGAAATACACAACATATAGTCGCCAGGATTTAACGTGAAATACAACTCATTCCCACGGTCAATACGAGCAGCATTAAAGGTGTTATAGAAATCTGAAGTAGCTCCCATGAAGGAACCTGCGTAAGGATATGCAACGTTACCGTCACTATCCCTGGTAGCAATACTGTCTTCTTGAAATATGTTTCTTGCTTGTATTGGATTGCGATTTAAATCATATGCAGACAGGTTTATATGTTTCGATCTATCACCGCCTTTAGCTGTAATAATCCAGCCAGGTGTATTTAAAGTAAATTTAAACCAGTGGTTATAAGTATTGCCGCCATAGCCACCCTGGACTACCTGGTTGGTTGGCCCAAGCTTTCCACGGAGATATCGAACCGAGGTCTGTGCAAATGAGCCAATTGGAAACGGATCACGGGATGTCCGCTGTCTTTGGCTCAATTGGTTACGGGCCATTATTTATAATTATTTGTCTATCCTTCATCATAATCTGGGGCATCTTTAACACAAAGAGGATGTGCAATAGTCGGTTTGTATTGATTTTGCACTACTTCCTGTGTCTTGCCGAGGAGTCGGGCACGACTCATAAGCATTAGTTTCTCCGCTTCATATTTTGTACAGAACGGATGAATACGTTTGGGTGGCATGCCTGCGTTCCAAGTAGACACCATATGTAGTGGGTTGCCACACCAAGGGTTTCCGCACACCCTGGTAACCAACATGTTTCCGATATCTCCCCAGGCGGCCTGATAAATCGCTTTGTGGACGGTTATATTTTCTGATTTCTGCCTGCTATAAATCGCTCGATATGAAGGAAAGCAAATGCGGCGAGGAGTTTTAGTACCCGGTAGATCCAATTTCCAGCACTCATTTATATCAGATACCCCAATTCGCTTCCAAAGTTTTTCATATTTAACTTTGTATTCAGGATCCATGTAATTGATATCGAATCCGCAAATGTTGGAGCGAATCTTAAGGACGCAGTGATAGCACCAGTGATGCTCCCTGTCTCGAATGGTATGCCCATGAGGACAGACAAATCCTCTGTAGTAACCATGTTCTCGAAGTTCTTGGTCACTGCAAAGATGTATGTCCCGCACGTAGCGGAACACGGGGACGTTTGTTCTATTTGCCATGTCAGCTCCAGGGGTCCAGATAGTGTCGTTGTGGTCTCATTCTGTGACTGACTAGCAGCCGCAGACGGTTGTCTTTTTCGGTGTTTAGTACGTCATGAACGACTGCGTGATTGTCTGGACACTCCTTGGTGCGTAGGTAATAGACAATCCGATGGGCCAGAAAAATTTCATTGTCGATTGAGACCATGTAATACCCAGTGGGCTTGTCTCGTCTTGTTACAAATTTATCTTTTTCAACCCATTTCAAACCACTGGGATGTTCGTCGGTGAGTTCCAAAAGCTCTTGCAATCTCCAAATGGAGGGAAGCTCCTTGTAGACCCGCGACATAGAAACACACAATGAGAGAGAATTTTTCTATATCTAGTATAGATGACATCTTGAGCAAGATGTAATGGTTCATTGTGTGTTTTTGTGTGTCTCACGAGAAGCGCAATGAACACGTACATCTTGCCCAAATTGTCATCTGCTTTACCTATAAAAGAAAATACGTTCATTGTGTGTTTCTCTGCACCGCAGGATTCTTGGTTTGGTCTCAATCTAAGACTTATAGACCATAAAAAAGCCTCTCGCGGGGGACGAGAGGCTCGGGCAGCTCAACTACGCTCGGGCTCAGCTTACCTCAGCCAGGTCCTTTTTCGTGCGCTTTGTCTTTTTCTTTTTCCTTTTCGATACTGTCTCCAGTTCCACGCCGTGATCGACCTCCTGTAGGACATCCTCAAAAATCCCACCAAATTGCGACGCGACTGTCTCCCACGCAAATTGCGTATCCGTAGCTCTCTGATAACAGAGTTCCGCAACCGCCTCACGTTTACCGGGGCTTTCGTAAAGTTCCGTAAGGAGTTCAGCCAGGTGGTCCCCCGACGGGCACGGCATTTCTCGGGCATAGTTCGTGTCTACATCGATGTGGTCACATCGGATCAGCTTGCCATAACCTTCAAAGATTTCTTTGCAAGATGTGTGGTTCGGGACGATTTGGGCGACCTTACATGCTGCATGTTCAAAGTTGACCAGTCCCCAGCCCTCACCCTTGCAGGTATTTACACCTACGTCACAGGCGTTATAGATGCAGTTCAGCATGTCCACCTCGACGTTGGGCGGGTGATCCCCTTGGGATGTACGGATGATTCGACCGTTTGGATCGAGTCCCTGCTTCTTCATTTCCCGTGCGAAGACCGGCATGATGTCCCAGCCTTGGTCCTTGCCACCCATGTGTAAATACAGCTGAGCGTCCGGTTTGTCCTTGGCAAACTTGGCAAAAGCTTCGATTGTGATGTCGATACGCTTGCGGAACTGGTTCCGGTTACCGTTGAAAACGATGAAAATATCAGGATCTAGACCCAGTTGCTTTCGGGCTTCCTTCTTATCCATCGGATAGAACTGATCCGGCGTCATGCCATGAGGAATCACGGCAACAGGCTTGGTGATACCACCGGCAATAAATTCGTGTGCGCCGAACTCGGTGTAGGAGATGACGGCATCCCACTTGTTGGCTGTGTCGGACAGGCCACCGATCCAGTTGTAGGAGTCCATGGGGGCATAGCCTACGAACTTAAACTTCTTCTGCTCATGCAGGTCAGCAATCTGTTGGTATTGCTGGTTGATGATCCAAATATCGTTGATGGTGAAGACGATGTCGGGCTTCTCTCGCTCTACGATCTCTCGAATCCGTTGCACGCCAAAGGGTTCCGTCTGATATCGGTTGGATGACGGGAACATTTTGTACCGGTCTTGTAACGGTGTTGGATCACCCCACCAGTTATGACCGAGGACACAGATTTCGAATTTATCGTCAAGATGTTTGAGCACATTCTCAGTGACACGGGCAAACCCGGTCATGGCGACAATATCCCCACACCACAAAAGCTTCGGTTTCTTACTCATTTAGCGGTAATATTCTCCACCCAACTATACACAGTTTGAAGGAGTTATCGACCTTACAAGTTCTTTCTCCTCTACATTTTCAGCGGCAAGTCTATTTTTTAAATATTGTGCAGCTGCGTGAGTATCTGTTTCTTCTCCGCAGGTATAAAGATCGATAGCGCAGTAGCCGATCTCAGGCCAGGTGTGGATTGAAGCGTGGGATTCGGCAAGGAGTGCCAAGACGGTCACCCCTTGTGGTTCGAATTTATTACTGATAATCCGCAAAACGTTAGCTTTTGCCATCCGTAATGCGGCTTCCAGTGCTTGCACCAGTAGCTGACGGTCATCCAGCACAATTTTGCTGCATCCGTACATGTCCAGAATCAGGTGCCGACCGTCGCTCATTCCTCTTCTCCTGAGTTGGGGTCGTGGTTTTTATCGATGATGTCGCCGTAGTGAACACGCCATTCATCTTTGTTTAGACCCACCTCGACGATAGAGGGAAACTTCTCATATTTCTGGTCAGATGAGCGGCAAGCCACGTTGACCACCCGCATTCCCCTACGATTCTTGAACTTGTAGACGTTGAGTTGAAGCTGGTGAACACAGATGTCCATCAGCAGGGATTCAAAACGACTGCGGCCCAGGATGTTGCTGTTGGACGATCGAGCAAATTCGCAGTAGCTGGCATAGAGCCACTTGTCCCAATTGACGTAAATATTGGACGTACCCCCTGGGGAGTGCTTAGCCAATCCAATAGGAGTGGAGATGCCCGGATCAAAGATGAGGCAGTGCTCCATCCAGTCCATGATTTGGTTGGATTTCAGGATCTGTTCTCGGTGATGCTTGGCAAAGAAGTCAACTTTCTTGTTGGTTTCCATCAGGTATTCCCGCATCTCTGCCTCCGAGAGATCGAGGACCCAGTTCACCAATCCGGGAAGGAGTTCCGAAAAGTCACCGAAAGGATGACCTCTGTCATCCATATCAATAAGCGTACGCTGTTCTGCAGAGCTGCCGGTGAAAGGGCGATCGAAAGGAATGGTAAGCCGACGGCGAGCAAGACCAGAAGTGGGATCTGTCGTTTGAATCGGTTCATTGGCCGTGATCATGACCAGCCCGTTGAACTTAAACGGTTTCTGGGAACCTGACTGAAACTTGCGTTCGTTACGTATCAAATCCCGTCCGGTCAGTGCTTTCAGCACGGAGACTGATCCGCCGTAACGCTCCACATCATTGAAGAGCAGAAGCTTTTTCTTGTAGAGGTTTGCAGTTTCAAAACGGTTTTTCTCCAGGTGCTCCAGGGAGGAGATCATGGCGTTGTCATCACCCACCAAAGCGTGAGCGAGGTTGGAGTAGGTGGACTTACCTGACTTACCAGGACCAACAATTTCAACGAACTTTTGGACCTCGGAGTTACCCATTAGCACGGCACGGAGCCATGCACGAAGGACCTGCACACGGCCCCAGTTGCCGTCTTGAGCGTTCTTAAGCCACTTAATGATGGGTTCACAAGTAGCACTAGGATCGTACTCATAGGGGAGCTGCTGGGTCATATACATCTCCCGATCGAACGGCAGAAGCTCCTTGGATTCAACGTCCAAGATCCCGTTCGTGAAGAGAAGTTGGTCGTTACCTTCGTACCAATCTTCGAAAATAACACTGATGCGCAGCTGCTCCATCACGTCGTTGATGAGGTTCATGCTGTAGCCATTCGGCAGCAGATCCTCTTTCACCATCTCAAATTTATTTTTGATCTCACCTTTGATTTCGATGTCCGAAAGCTGAGTCCAAAGACCTTTGCCTTTGTATTCGTAAAGGTAGAAGCAGCCTTGCGTTTGGCAGTAGCGCAGATTTCCTTTCCAAAGCTGAAGGACAACATCAGTTACGGCATCCGATGAGGGGTTGCGCTTCTTGCTGTCCTTACCTTTCTTGTCGTTAATTATCGGTTGTGTCCAACCACCACGACTCATCGAGGGGAAAGGGAGATCTGTTGTGCTGACTGTTTTTTTCTTAGGACGTGTCTCTTGGCTTTCGATTTCAGCAAGCAGTTGTGCTGCATGTTCCAGCGTTACGTCATCAACGCCGAGTGCTTTGTAATCCTGGGATGGTTTCCACCCATGTTCTTGGGCGACATGGATCAGAGAACCGATGCCACGTCCACCTTCTTTGCTGAAGGAACGCCAACGACGAGCGCATTCACCATCCTTGTATTTTTCGGATTGATGAGACCAAGAATCCCACTGATCTAACAGCGATTCGTCCAGTGAATGGAGCGACTGACCAACGGTGATCCAGATGTCGTAGTCATCGGCTGCCTCTGGGGGCATTGCCCACATGGCTTCAGCGGCCAGTTGGATGTCCCGTTCCAGGGAGATCTCAGCGTTAATCGCAAAGCCAGGGCCGACAATCCGAGTGGTTTCACTTGCCGGTACGCCTTGCTTGACGTTTTTATTGATGATGGCATTCAGCAGCCAATCCGGAAGTTCAGGTAGGTTGTCAACCCACTCGAAACCTTGGTTCTCAGCGGTGTAGTATCCTTCCGTCTCAGGGTGAAGGCCCATCACCACCCCTTGGTGGCGTTTCCACAGAACCTCTAGTTTTTCCTTGTTCTCTTCTGCGTGCCAGGTGTATTTGTTCCTAACGAAATGCTTATGCTTTTCGCGGTCTAACTTGTATAGTTTCTTCTCGCGCCCCTCTTTACCACTAAGGACTGTCAGGGTGTTGGGCAGTGCAGTTGCGAAGTCTGTTCCAGCAACTTCTGCGATGAGTTTGTAAACACTTGGGCCATCGATATCGACCCAAACCAAGCCATAAGGATGATTGTAGACAGGCCCACCCAGTACTCCGACGGCTTTACAGTGCCCGGTGAGCGTCTCCTCCTCAATTTCTCGTACGCTATAGGGGTTGTTCTGCCATCCCGAAATGTACGGGTCCTTATTGGCACCGAGCGGCGTGAGCGGCCAGTCGATCGGTAAATAGTCAAGGCGGATTTCTCCTGGTCGTAAGGACTGTGGTTGCTTATTTGCCATTATTTTTATTCGTTAACTTCTACTTTAAAGTGCTTGTTTGCGAAACGTTCGTCGTTCAGCAACATAAATGCATGCAAATGCATGGCTGTTGGAAGATGGAAACAGTCGCCTTCATTGGCCGCCTCCATATAATTTTTGAGCGCAGAAAGCCACTCACCCATATGCACATGGATGTCCATGAGGGTCCCCAGTTGAGCGTCTCTATATCCTAGGCTGGTCAATCCTGGGTGAGATTAGGCATTTATTTAGATAACAAAGTCTCATAAGTCTTGTGATAAGTATTTAAGTTTTGTAACTTTTCTTAGATCAAGTCGGGGTCATATACATTGCAGTTCTCGATTTGCTTGTAGTATTCCTCGACGATTTTGTACCAATCTTCCCGCAGGATGTCCAAGAACCTCCGCGAGATCTTAAAAATCTGAGTGCGGACAGGCGTTGAGACCAGGATGGCAGCCTGCTGCACCTTCATGTCCAGGGTCTGTTCGATGGCGATGTCGTATGCAGCCAGTTGCTTACAGGTTTTTTTGAACTTCATATGGCCGCCCAACAGGTCACGCCATTCTGGTGACCCCTTTTCCAAGTCTTTCGGCCAGCGTCGGCTGTAGGGTTTCACGCTGGTTTTCAAGTCAGCAAGCGTAAGTTTGCCATTGGCAACAGCAATGATGTCAGGGGCACCGGCCCAGGCTCTCCCTTCGCTATCACTACCCCAAACCCGGGCAACTTCATCGGCACCCATCGTGAAGTCGAACTTATCTAGTACAGGGGATTCAGCCCAGAGAACTTCTTCGAATTGATCCAGGATTGGCGGCATACCTGCCCAGAAATCTTTGTATTCATCAGCGATCTCAGGGTTTTTATTTCCTTTGAGGTAGCACTCCATTCCGTAGTGAATGGCAGTACCACGCTCGGCAGCCTTCTCTTTTACACCTGGGTTGTTTTTAGACCACATCTCCAGCTTCCGTTTGTTTGCTTCGGATGCTGTCTCACCAATGATTGTTGTCACTGACGGAGCAGGGCCAGTGGGCAGTGGCGTGGTGTAGTGCCGCTTGCCATTAAGGGATATTCGTGCGGCAGTCTTATTCAGACCACGCATACGAGTTTGTTTTTCCTCCTCGGATAGATTCCAGGGATCGTTGATATCTACCTGTTCAATCATTAGGTTATGAAAACCTTTGTTAGATTATTGTAGGGGCAAACTAACAACAATGAAAGGTTTTTACTTTGCCATATTTGGCATCTTAGGCGCGATTCTGCTCCTTGCAGGGGTTGACTTCTATTATTTGCTGCAGGATACCAATTCGATCTACCACAAATAACGATGGTCAATTTAGTTAGATTTTATTTTGAAACAGACGAGGATTGCAGAACGGGCTGCTTTGACGGAAAGCCAGTTGAAGATGTGGAAGCAGATGCGGCAGATGATTTCGAACGTTATTTGATCGATCAGAATATTGACTATATTCGGATTGATCTGTAAGACCAAGCCGTGACCAAGACGATTGCATTTCTTACCTTATGGCGTGATAACGAGAAGATTTTAGATCGTTCTTTGTCTCAACTTGAGACTATGGAAGACGAGCTAATCCCCAAGGGGTACCGTTTTACCTACGCTTTTCTTGAGAATGACTCGAAAGATGAGACTGCAATAAGACTGTATAAGTGGTTGCGTGAGCGGCGCGGCTTCTTGATCTCAGAGCAGATTGATGCACCTAAATGGGGTAGTGTTGCACTAACCGAACGGACCCGATGGCTTGCCCGATATCGCAACGTATGTTTAGCGGCGTTGGATTTCTGGAAGTATGACTACCTTGTTGTGGCTGATAGTGATGTTCACTTCAAGCCAGATCTACTGACACAGATGGTAGATCATCTTGATCAGAATCCTGACTGGGGAATGATCACGCCGAATACTGTGCAGAATGTTGCGGATCACGTTGGTGAAACTGATCTGCCTTCCTACTTCGACAGCTGGACGTTAATTGATAAACAGCAAATGCAAGGTATGACCTTTGCTGCCAATCCGTTCTTGTCTTCGCATGATCGTGAGGACTGGGAGAAAGGTCACCCGATCTCTGTGTATAGCGCCTTCGGTTCAATCGCCATGATTCGTGGTGAGATTCCTCAAGAATATGAGGTGCATTGGAACGCTGAAGTTGGCTGTGAACACACGGGTTTGTGTGAAGACATCACCAAAATCGGCTACGAAATTATCGTTGACCCCAAGTTACATGCAGAAATTATCCACGAGGAGCCGGTGATTCCCGACCCCGCCGTGGTGAAGATGCATCAGGATCGACTGAAGTTAGCCGAGGCCTCCACTTTGCTCGAGTAAATCGTGGTCGATCATCTCCTGGACAAGAGTTTCGAAGGTGTATTTGGGCAACCAACGCAGTTGTTTCAGTGCTTTTCGAGGATCACCCAGGAGAGTTTCGACTTCAGCGGGACGATAATACTGAGGACTTACTCGGATAATTGCCTGTCCTAGTGTCCTGCTGTAACCTACTTCGTGCTCACGTTCACCTTGCCATTCAAGGTTTAAGTTGAGTCGATCCGCTGCAACTTCGCAGAATTGTCGCACACTGTGCTGCATACCCGTGGCGATCACATAATCTTCAGGCTTTTCTTGCTGCATCATGCGCCACATGGCATCCACATAATCGGAAGCATGCCCCCAATCTCGCTTGGCTTCTAGGTTTCCAAGTTCAATAAACTCTTTTTTCCCTTTTAAAATTTGCGCTAGACCCTGTGTGATCTTCTTCGTTACGAAATTTTCACCACGAATTGGGCTTTCATGGTTGAAAAGGATGCCGTTACAACCAAATAAGTCGTAGCTTTCCCGGTAGTTGACGGTCAGCCAGTAGGAAAAAAGCTTGGCAACACCGTAAGGACTGCGTGGATAGAAGGGTGTCGCTTCATTTTGGGGACATTCTTGTACCTTACCGAACATTTCGGAGGTTGAAGCCTGGTAAAAACGAGGTGCATCACTACCCATTGACCGGCATGCTTCAAGGACATTCATCGGTCCAAGTGCATTTGCAGCCGCAGTGCTGACAGGGGATTGAAAACTGATCCCCACATGGCTTTGCGCTGCCAAGTTGTAGACCTCATCTGGCACGAAGTCGTGAACAATGCGTGTCAGTGACGGGGCGTCCGTTAGATCTGAATAGAAAAGTTCAATGCTTTCAGGGATTTTGCCACCGAAAACCCACTCTAATTTTTTTAATTGTCCAGGAACAGACGTACGTCTCAGAATACCGGCGACGGTATAACCAATGTCGTAAAGCCTTTTTGCAAGATATGCGCCATCTTGTCCAGTGATTCCTGTGATTAAAGCTCGCGTCATTGGCCCCCTATAGCGATATTCTGTTGGCACATAATTCATACCAACTCACTTTTACAGCTAAAGTATAGCCGTAAGTGATAACGAGACATGAGATCTTTCAAGTGGCCTTTACAGCGCAATACGATTGGGCTGCAAGAGCGTCTATCACAGATTAAATTTTGGGCAACTGCTGATCGTTTTACGAACGGACCTGAGGTACGTGCGTTTGAAAAAGAGTGGTCAGATTGGCAAGGATGTGAATACTCTCTTTATGTAGGCAACGGATCTGTTGCAAACTTTCTGCTGTTAGATGCGGTCAAAGAAAAATTTTTCCCCAAACACGAGAAGCTAACGATTTTTGCCCCAGCAATCAACTGGGCGACTAATATCTCGACGTTCTTTCAGCAACGTCATAACGTTTATTTCTACGACATTGACTACAACAGTTATAGCCCGACCATCGAGTCAGCCACTGCCTTGGCAGAAAAAGGTATTAAGCCTGATGTGATTTATCTGACCCATGTCCTGGGCATTTCGAATGATATGCAGCGTGTAAAAGATCTATGGCCTGGAGTCATGATCATTGAAGATTGCTGTGAGTCACACGGTGCTGTAGACCCTGGGACTGGAGCGAAAGTTGGAACAACAGGCATTGGTTCTACTTTTTCGTTTTACTTCGGCCATCACATGAACACGGTCGAAGGCGGAATGATCAGTGTCAATGACCGTGATTTGTATAACCTGATGCGTGCCAAGCGGTCCCATGGTTTATCCCGTGAGATGTTGCCGCATCAACGCAACCTTGTTGAGCATGAATACAGCGATATCGATCCATCATTCCTGTTCCCCACTAAGGGTTACAACTTCCGAAACACTGAAAGCGGTGCAGTTCTTGGTCGAGTGCAGCTCAAAAAACTTGATGCGTGGAATAAGAAAAGGTCTGAGAACTACTACGCCTTCTGTATGCAGATGGCACCACAGCATTGGATTGAGCATGTAGCAACACCTGAGGGTAACTCTGCGATGACTTTGCCGTTTCATTGTTGTACGGAACGACAGGCATCTCATCTGAAAAAAGAATTAAAGAAGTGTGGTGTTGAAACCAGGCCATTCTTGGTTGGAAATCTTTTGCTGCAACCGTTTATGAAGGGCTATACATCTCCGATTAAGTTGCCAAATACAGAAAGAATGCATACACATTCGTTCTACATTGGTAATAATCAGTTTGTTACACCCGCCGATATTCGGGCATTGGCGCAGGAGTTGAAATGCGTATTCTGATTTGCAGCATCATCCGTAACCGTCGTCCTTATCTTTTTAATTGGAAGGACCTGATCCTCTGCTTGGCAGATGAGAACCCTGATATTTTCTTTGACCTGTCTGTTTACGAGAATGATTCAACCGATGGTACCGCCGAGTACTTGCACAGCATTCTTCCTGAGCTGCAGAAGGAACTTTATCAAGTAAGTATCACCTGTGAGAAGAATGATAAGCCGTACTTCCCCTCGGTGAAAGATGAAGATCGTGTAACGCTTTTAGCTGAAGCACGTAATCGGACCCTGGATCAGATGGATCTCGATGTGTACGACAAGATTGTTTTCATTGAACCGGACGTTGATTATGACCCGGATCTAATTAGTGAACTGTTCTACATGACGTCGGACATCTGTTCACCTTACAGTCTGCAGCCTGAGAATTACCCAAGTTTCCCGTGGATTTATGACTGCTGGGCAACCAGAGTCAAGATGACGGACGAAGAGTTTACTGGTCCCACGTTGTATGAAATGCCTCCTTGCTTAGAGGTCGATTCGACCTTCAATTGTTTCTGTGTGTATAAGGCTAAACCGTTCCAAGAAGGTGCCCGATTTTCAGGAATTAACCCTACAACCGGCACCTGGGACTGTGACACCACCAATATCTGTGCTGAGTTTGCGCAACGGGGATACGATCAAATCCATTTATACCGTATAGCTCTGACGCATAATGCCAACTGAAGAAGAACGCTGGGCAGAATTCAACCGAAAGCTGGCTCAGTTGATACCAAATCCCCCTGCAAATTGGCGGGAGAAAGCTAAACCCTGCAAATATCAAGCCATTCTTGATGAAAGAAAGGCAAAGAAAACGTTAGAATGAAGACGCTCAAATGCAAACGTTTCCGAAAGCGGTTTAAGGAACTATGATCCCGGCATGAGCACCCGGGATTTTTTGTGAGCACTCTTGTTGCCAACCTGCCGCCTGTCAAAGTTTGGGTTCGGCGTGAGTATCTACGTGATCTTCGTGACGGGCATGGAGAATATACACCTGGTTATTGGGTAACTTGTAAGTCGCTATCTGGTCGTGCCCTTTATTTTGAAACATATCTGACTGAATATGGTGCGTTATATGACAAGCTTCCTATCAGTGCTTTTCTTGCTTGGGATTCTGATCATCCCGACGAGCCCGTGGCTCCTACTCCTGATCTCCCGCTAACTGACCTTCAGTTCTGGAATGGATTTGACACTGGTCTTGTGGTGGTCGAAAAGAATCTGATCTTCAACATGGAGTTTGAAGTGATGACGCGGGATGCAGGTATTCAACGTGGATCTTATCTATTCACGATCGACAACTATCATCCGCACCGCAATGAGCCTGATTTTTACTTTGCGGAGATGCCCGATGAGCATAAGTCCCACAACATTGTGGAGCTAGAGAACGGTCAGATTGGTGCCTACCCAAACAATCGGTGTCGCATGGTTGATCCTTCGCTCACAAACCATGACCTGAAAACACCTGACTTCAAAGTTTCGACGCGCTATTTTAATGTAGAGCACGCTCCTAAGTGGGGCAGGCTTGGTGAGACAGATGATTATTTCTGGAAGACACCAAATGAAACCCCTACACCAACAGAGGAACCCACTGATACTACTTCTGACGCTCTCGGTGCTGAGTTTTATAAGTCAGCCCGGAATAAGCAAACCAAAGCATAGTTTGCGTTGTGTTCATGCTCAAGAGATTATTGAGGTTCTAAAAGAGGACCGAAGTTTATCTGAAACAGCGAAGGCAAACATCATTGAAGGGGTGTTTGCCAACTCTCCTTCCACTTGCAAATTCAAACATGGATGATCACACTTTTGAAAACTGGATCAGAGTCAAAGATGCTCTAGAAGAGGCAGGAAAAACTGACTGTTTGTTCTATCGAAGAGCCACAACAATTGTAAATGGAGGTAAACTAACCAAAGATCCTTTCGAGTTACCTACTCTTGAGTTGTCGGAGGAGAAAGAATAGCCAAATACGGTTAGCTTTTTATAAACGGAAGCAGGAATGTTGCCGTTGTGGATGTAGCGATCACCGTGTCCTTGAGTTTCATCATGTCGATGAAAAGAGCTACAACATTGCCGACATGGCATCTCGGGGATACGCTTGGTCCAGAATTGAAGACGAATTAAAAAAATGCGAGACAGTCTGTGCAAACTGCCATCGCATTCTTCATCATGAACAGAAGTTACTCAGCGAAGACTTGCCTTCACCATCCATGCAGCCTTGAAGGCATCACCTGTTAGATCAGCCAAGAAGTTAGCGATGTCGATGGCACCGATCTTGGTGGCAACAGGCTCAAGCTTTTTACACTTCATGCCAAGTGTTTCAAGGTTCTTGGAGTACACATAGAGTTGTGTACCGCCTTGATAGCTATCGACATGATCAAACTTGGAGGCAGCACCCCGTAAGCCTTTACCGCACATTGGCATTAGGTAGTCCATACTGCGGATGTACTCAGACATCTTGTCGAACTGTTTGAGATGCGCTTTGTACTGATCCTTAAGGAAAGCATGCACTGCCAGAAAATTTGTCCCCTCGTAGTTGAGGTGGATCAAGTGTGACTGCGTTTCCAGTTCCTTCAAATATGCAGAGATTTCAATGCATTGTTTGATGAACTTACCGATTGCAGACTTTGAATCCTGCGGTTCGGGCTCTTGTCGTGTTGGAGTTTCCATCAGGCTTGCGGTAGGTTTCCTGCTTCGTACTGAGCAATTGCGTCCATCATTTCAAAGAAGCGATCACGCATTGCATAACCAGCTTCTTTGATGCAGAACTCTTCCCAAAGCCCGGTGTAAACGCCGTGCATTGGATGATCTTTATTATCTCTTCCGTAGACTTTGTAGCAATGGTCCATGAAGATCACACGTTTCTGCTGCTCTTCAAGGTCCCAACCTTCAAGATTGTTCATACGCTTGGATGCCTGTGATGCTAGTGAACACAGCACCTATTTTAGGGCTGATTTCAAAGGTTAGATCACTGAGATCGGCTTCTAAAGATTCTGCAACTTCCCGTGGGGTCTTACCTGAAAACGAGTCGTAATCAAGATCAACGTCAACGGAAAAAGAAACAGTGAGCGATTGCGTTTGAACGGGTTCCATTAAAGGATTGTAGGGATGAAATAATGTTAACAGTATTTAATTATTCAGCCTCAAGGGCTGCAACTTTGGTCTCTAAGGTTTCAATTTTGGCGATTGCTTCTTGTAATGCTGCTGTTAGCAGTGGAACAAGTTTGGACTTGTCTATCTGCTGCATGACGGGGTTGCCGTCATCATCAACCTCGTTATGCGTTCCAGTAACAGCTTGTGGTACGACAGCTTGTGCTTCGTGAGCGATAAAACCATCAACCGTATTCTCGGGATCTACAATAAAGTTAAAGCGCCTAGGTTGCAGTTGCTTAAGGCGAGTAATACCATCAGTAATATCAACAATGTTTTCTTTTAGGCGATAGTCAGAATTTTCGTTAAAAGAAGTGGCGCTTGAGGAAACAGTAATACTTCCTACGAGGCTTCCACTTCTTCTACAGTGCATAATAGCGCCATCATTATTTCTGTTGATATGGCCTCCATCGGCAGAACAACTAATAAAATATTTGCCGTTTGCATTAAAAGAAGTTCCTGCAGTAGTATTTCCATCACCAGGGTTATCGGTAGTTGTACCGACTGAAAGATGCCCATTGCTCGAAATTCGCATCCGCTCGGTATTAGCGGTTGCAAATGTCATGATGTTTCCATCAAACAGTGTAATCTTGCAATGTGGTGTATTATCATCGCCACCATTGACAAGGACTAAATCACCGGCAGAGTTTGAAATCCAAGCTTCACGAGTATCTGTGCCATCTTTTAGACGAATAGAAGGCGTTGAAGCATCATCTGAGTCTCCTTTAATGACTAGCAAGCCGTCCATGGTTGTTTCGCCAATGCCGATGCGACCCGAGCTGTCGATACGCATTTTTTCAGCGTCAGCTACATTAAATCTGATATTGCCACTGG